TGCGAAGGGTGATACACTTCACCTTAACTTCTTGGACGAAATCACTGATGACACTTCAGTTAACTCCGCTGTCTCTGGTCTAACCATTGATGGTCTCGACACTGACCAAGTTGACTTGCTCATTGACCGATACATTCGTAAGGTTCTTGGTGTTCAGGACGTGCTTAAAGCACAATCTGCATACGAGTTCCGTGCTCCTTATACTCAACGCCTTGGTCGCTACCTTGACCGTGCACTTGACGAGGAAGTAATGCGAAAAGCTGTAGCTGGTGCTGGTACAACCATTACCGTTACAGGAAACACTAACACGACTTTGGCTTTCGCTGATGTTGTTAAGGCTGCTGCTACTCTCGATGCTGCAAACGTACCACTAGATGGTCGTGCACTTGTCGTTAACGGCTACGGTCTTGGTGACTTGCGTCAAGTTCCAGAGTTTACTGCTTACAAGGAAACAGGTGAAGCTGGTCTTGTTAAGGGTAAAGTTGGTCTTGTTGGTGAAATCTATGGAATGAAAGTTTACGTTTCTAACGCAGTTACGACTGCTGACAGTAAGTACAACTTCTTGATGTTCCACAAGAGTGCTGTGATTGGTGCTATGCAGTCTGTCCCTAGCTTTGAATCTGACCGAGACAAAGTTAATGGTATCGACTTTATCGCTGGTGCTCAGTTGTGGGGTGTAAAAGTCCTGCGTGCTGACCACATCGTTAAAATCACACGACCAGTTACTTCAGCCTAACCCTTGGGTTAACTGATTTAACATCTACTAGAGGGTAGGTAGAATTATCTACCTGCTCTCTTTTTTTATGTTTAATAGCTAAAAACATAACATACAAATTATAAACTTAGGAGCAAAAGATGGCGAAGTTCGCATCTGATGCAGTGCTTGATGCATTGCTAGATAAAGTTGCTACTGGTACTATTCTTACGGTCTGTTCTGCACAACCTACTTCACGTACAGAAGCCGTCACCACTTATAAATTAGCAGATGTCATAGTTGACTCTGGCGATTTCTCTAAGGCTAATGGTGATACATCTGGTCGTAAAGTTACTATTGCACAGCAAGACGATGTACCAGTTGACTCTAACGGTACAGCTACACACGTAGCAATATGTGATGGTTCTGACCTACTCTATGTAACTACTTGTACTTCACAGGTATTAACATCAGGTAACACGGTTACAGTTCCAGCATGGAAAATAGAAGTAAGCGACCCAAGTTAGGAGTCATAAATGGCTAACAAGGCAAACCTTGCAAACAGTGTATTGTTCGCCCCACTTAGCGATTCTGACACTGAACTAGAAGTGTATACTGGAGATGGTTCTCTATTCCCAGCCGTACCATTCTATCTGACAATTAGTCCGAAGAATAAGTGGTCACGCAAGATAAATAGTGAAATAGTATTAGTAACTGCAAAGTCAACTGATACTTTCTCTATTACTCGAGCACAAAAAGGTACTACTGCTCAGGAGTTCTCTTACGGAGACTTAGTAGCAAATGGTATCTATAAAGAAGATTTAGATGATGTGCTCTCAGACGCAGCAACTGCATCTAATGCAGCGATAGCATCAGCCATATCAGCAGCTAAACAGGCGTTAATGCCAGTTGGATTTGTTGTAACGCTTGGTGTTAGTACAAACCCTGCAACGTTGTTCGGTTTTGGCACATGGAGTGCAATAACTGGTAGAGTAATAGTTGGTCGTGATTCTGGTCAAACAGAGTTCGATACACTAAACGAAACTGGTGGTGCTAAGACTCATACTCTTACTACCGCTGAAATGCCAAGTCACACCCACGACTTTAGGTATCCAGCAGCTGGTTCTGGTGGTGGTATAAACGACCTTTATGGTATACCATACAACCCCACTGCAAACGCAGGTATGTTCACACAATCTGGTGTTCCACCTACTTCTGGTGAAACTAGAAGCGGTAACTTAAATGCTGGTGGTGGTGGTGCTCACAACAACTTGCAACCTTATATTGTTAAATACGTCTGGGAGAGGATTGCCTAATGGGTAACTTAAAAGATTACGCAACTAGTACGGTTCTTACAGCCCCTAGTCCTGCAGATTCAGGTACTTCATTAGTAGTCCAATCGGGACATGGTGCTAGATTCCCTGCAGCTCCGTTTTATGTAACGGTTCACCCACCTAGCGAGTTTCCGACATTAGACAATGCTGAAAAGCTACTAGTGTCAAGTAAGTCTACAGACACATTTACTATCTCACGAGGTGAAGCTGATACAAGTCCACTCAGTATTGAGGCAGGATGGAGAATCAGTAATGCTCTATTCCTAGATGACATACCAGATACATTCGATGACCTGACTGATGGTACTACAAACAAGGCTTTCACTAGTACACTTAAAACAAAACTTGATGGTATTGAAACTGCAGCTGATGTAACTGACGCAGGTAATGTAGGTTCAAGTATCCATGGTGCAACTGGTAAAACAACTCCAGTTGACGCAGATACAGTTCCACTTATCGACTCTGCAGCATCTAACGTACTTAAAAAGGTTACTTGGGCTAACATAAAAGCTACGCTCAAAACCTACTTTGATACGTTATACCAACCAATAGATGCCACACTAACGGCATTAGCTGGTTTGGCAACTGGTGCAAACAAGATTCCTTACTCTACTGGTACTGATACATTCGGACAGTTAAACTTGTCAACGAGTACATCACTGGGTACATCAGACACTACTCTTTCTAGCCAAAAGGCTGTAAAGGCGTATGTAGATGGTATCAACCCACAGTATTCAACAAGTGAAGTAAACACTGGTAAGAGATGGACTGATGGTAGCGTAATCTACCGAAAGGTTATCAACACTACTATGAGTGTCGCAGCCAGCAGTTCAAACAACGTTTCTACTGGTATTACTGGTGCAACTAGTACATTTAAGTATCTATCTATCACTGGTGGTATAAACCTTGGTTCTTCCACGGCTACAACTGCTCAGACATTTATGTATCGTGAATCTGCAGGTAACTGGATTTCACTCACATCGACAAGTGCCAGCACATTAACTTTTACAAGTTCATTTGCATGGGGTACTACTGCAGTTATTGCAGTGCTCGAATACGTTAAATAGGAGATAATATATGCTAGGTGGCTACTACTTAGGTCAGCTGTATCTCGGTATATCTGGACTCCCTTCATCTGGTGTATTATCAGTTGTTCCGTCCAGCCACCAGTTATCTTCTGACAACATAACACTAACACAAAAACATTCTATTCTTGTAGACTCTACAGCACATGCTTTGAGTTCAGAGAATATAACACTCACACAAAAACACGTACTTACTGTTGAGAATGCTATTCACACTCTAATGAGTGAAAACGTAGCTATTACTTCTGAACAGGTATTAGGTATAAATGACGCATTCCATGGATTAACATCTACTGAGATAGCATTAACTCAAAAACACACAATCGTAGTTGACAACACAACACATACTGTAAACAGCGACAACCTAGACCTAGTTGAACATAAAACGCTTGTTATCAATAACACGTTACATGGTCACACGGCACAATCCGTTACACTAGCTGTACGCTCTTACCTTGATGTTGCAAACGCACTACACAGTCACACTGCTCAGAACACATTACTTACTCAGAAGCATTCACTTGTTGTAAGCAATACAACACATAGCTTACTAACTGATGCTATTGGTGGTTTGTTGAGCATAGAGCCAAATGGATTTGGTGGTGGATATGGTGCTATAGAGGCATGGGGTGTTAAGCACTTTGCTGAAATAAACATCGAACTTCCACTTAATTATATAATCATAGCAGATGACGCTACTCACAGCCTATGGTTTGATGATTTTGATACTTTCGTACAGATATTCAATATGGTACGGACTGGTATTTACATCAAAGACTTCGAGAAGGATGGCGAAGTTGGTGAACAGTATACTGCAGATGCAGGTACAGTGCCAACAAATAATGGCTACTTTGGTAATCTCGCCCCTGTCGTTGGTAGCGATAATGGCTTTTTCATGGTCGAGGTGGGTTCTAGTGGCTCTTACGATAATAATGACATAAATGACGGAATACTGAAATCTGGTAACAGAGGTGAAGGTGAACTCTCAACAGAGGTCATCGAGACTGGTATCTACGCCAAAAAAGATAATAATACAGGGGAATACGAGGAAATATAATGGATTATACCCTACAAGCCATCGTCAGGCGAGTCCAGACGGACAAACTAGATGATGACGAGTTTGACACTGGTATCATTAGCAATTACGTTAACGATACTCAGAGGGACATTTTCAACCAGTTTGAACTTCCGTTCCAAGAAAAGATATTCGCAGGTACAGTTCCTGGGACTTCTTTCATGTTTAACGTTCCTGCAGACCTAGCAATGCTACAACATGCTACTATGGCAGGTACACCAGGATTCTTTGGAACTAGACTGCCATGGCGTAAGTTCTTCGAAATGTATCCTGATAGTGCTAATGAGACACCTGGCAAGCCTACTGCATGGACACTCTATGCTGGTAATATCGTTTTCGATAAGCCACTAGACGAAGATGCAACGCTTACTATGTTCTACATCCGAAAGCCAGTTCTTCTAACTACTCCTACTTCAGTCCCAGAGATTCCAGAAGAGTTTGCAGAATTACTTGTACTAGGTGCATACATTCGTTGTCTCAAGTTTAACGAAGATAATGACCAAGCAGTATATCACGAAGGTGAATATAACAAGATGCTTGACCTGTTGGTTTCCCGATATGGTGCTAGGTTAAGTCCTGGTTCTGTGAAGATGGCTAACCAGCAAATCCAGATAAGGAGGCGATAAAATGCCAGCGTATGACTTCGGTGGTAGGAGCAGGAATCAAGCACCCACAGCTCCTAAACTCGCTCAGTTTCAACAGTTAGAACAGCTGGGACTAGATATGGTCTCACCTACTGACTTGATGAAATCTGGTCGAACTCCATACGCTAAAAACTTCCGACTTTACGCACAACAGTCTGATGACCGACAGGTTGCAGTCTCTAACCGTAAGGGTTCGGGTTTTTATCTTAATCCGCTTAATGAAACAAAAACAGTTCAACAAGAATCAACAGCAGGTGCTTCTACTCAAGAAATTGGTGTAACGCTTAATAACGTCTTGCAGAAGTTTGTTGCTGCAGATTCGAACCGCTTAACTCGTCTTGATGTAAAACTAGCAGCTGGTACTGGTGCGAGTGCAATCATTGTAGAGATTTGGTCAGATAATGCTGGTCAACCATACAAGAGACTTGCAACTTCTAGCTTCGAGAATGGCGATATTCCTGGTTCTGCAGGGTACGTTACTGCTCGATTCATACAAGCCCCAGAGTTAACTTCTGGTGACACTTACTGGATTGTACTTCGTGTACAAGATGACGGCTCTGATGGGTATACTGTGTCTACTACTACTAATACTACACTCGCATACGTGTCTAATACTGGCGTGACAAGTCCTGTAGCACAGACATTCAGCATCAACTATAAGTTGTATACAACCGCAGAAGCCACAGTACGTGGTGTCTACAGATGGAATCGTGATAACGGTGATAACTTGACAATCGTTGTAATTGGTACAACAATGTACTATGTCAACGAAACAACTCACGCATTAGTATCAGTTAAGACTGGTCTTAGTGCAAGTGCGAGTTACTACTCGTTTACGAATGCAGATAACAAACTATTCTGGGCTAACTCATACGATGAGTTGTCTACATGGGATGGCACGGAAGAGGCTACTAACTCAACACTAGTAACTAATGGCTTATTCGAAACAAACATTACAGGATGGGCTAAGGTCGCATCTCAGACAAATACTACAGTTACACGAACTACTGGACAATTCCATAGTGGTGTAGCCTCAATGGACATTGCAAACGCTGGTGCTATAATGTCTGGTTACGCTGCAATACCTATTGTGAAGAATCATACCTATCACATTACTTACTGGGCTAAGGTTACTAACGCAGCAAACGTTACTCTCAAGGGTACGACTGCAGACCTATCCAATGCTCTCACATTCCTTACTGGAACTGAGACTCAGATTGGTAGTACACTAGCAGCTACAACTAGCTGGCAGCAAGTAGACATCATGTACACAGCCACAGAAGATATGACCTATCTATTCTTCAGTGCTGCTAACGGTGCTGCTCACTTGTATGTCGATGATATAGTTATTAAAGATACTGGTTTCGGTTATATTACTGACCCAGAATTGGAGATACTATCACAGGTTGTATACCACAAAGACCGATTATTCGGTGTAAGTGCTGCAAACGTGAACAAGTTCATGTGGTCTGAAGCTCCTGGTAATCCAACAGCTACGACTAATCCACTAACTGGTGCACAAACCGCAACAACAGCAAGTTCACAATGGTACAACGAATGGAAGAGTACATCATTCCAATATGCTCCTCGACCATACATTGGTTCTCCTATTACTAGCATCCAGTCATTCCAAGACTCACTATTCATTCTCACAGAGGATGGTAAGTACGTCTTCTCTGGTTACGATACTGGTAGCTATACACTTCGTGAGTCCACAGGATTTGCAGGTTGTGTATCGAGAGAGGGCATTGCAGTGACAAAGAACTTTATGTACTTTGTTGGTAAAGATGGATTCTACAAGTTCGATGGTACTAATGATGAAAAAATAAGTGGTGTTATTGAGCCACTATTCAGGTCATTGACAGACAGGAGTGATGTAACAGTTAGCTCGTGGCGTAATCAGGTGCGATTCTACATTCAAGAGAATGGCTCTTCTGAGAACAATGCCTGTGTTGTCTACCATGAAGAACTAAAAGAAATGCAATATGATACGGAGACTTGGGTAAAACAGTCTATCCCTTATGCAGATGCTGATGACAGTGACCAACTTATAGAAGTTAGTTCGCTTGTCCCAACTATGTATATAGCAGAAACAGGCTACAGTAACCTTGGTGCTCCTATCGACTTCGAGTATCGTTTTAACTATAACGCACTCAAATCACCTGCTCAAAAGAAGAGAATTAAAAAGTTCTTCCCACTGTTGCAGGGCGTGGATAGTTCCTTCCCACTTCTTGTTGGACTGGACAGAGACTTCCAAAACTCACCACGAACTAAAATAGTAAACCTCACAGTCGAAGGCGGTGTGTTCGGACAAGAACATGAGCTTGGCGATGGTCTCGAGTTTTCTAGCGGTACTAGCTTCAAAATGCACAGGTTGCGTTTCTCTGGCTACGGACACTACTGGCAGATGCGAGTCATGCGTAAGGCTGTTAATAACCGAGTCGCTCTAATTGGAGCACAATTCTCGTACAAGATGAAAAGGATATAGAACATGGGTTTAATTACTTATGAGAACCTAGAAGATGGTCAAAAGGTCACAGCGAATATCTTCAACGAGCGATTCGCACAAATAGTTGCTCAAATCAATGGCGGTCTAACAGCTGTCAACATGGAAAACGCTGGTATCACAAAAGAAAAACTAGCTGCAGAAGTATACGAATCACTGTACCCAGTCGGTTCAATGTATGTAAACTTTACAGACGACACTAACCCTGCTACATTGCTAGGTTTTGGTACTTGGTCTGCTATTGCAGGTCGCACAGTTGTAGGTTACGATGGTACTCAAACAGAGTTCAACGCAGCTGAAAAAACTGGTGGTCACAAGTTGATGCAAGCCCACAATCACGCACACAAGCAATGGTTATTCAATGGTGCTGGTGCATCAGGCAATCATTACGGTTACGGATTCCAAGCTAATACAGGTGCTTTAATTGAACAAGCTGCAGCAACTGCTAGTGGTGAAGTACAATTCGGTAACGTATCCTACGGTGGTGGAGATTCTCAGAACCTTCAACCATACATCGTTGGTTACATGTGGAAGCGAGTAAGCTAAATGAACGCTGTACCATCATACATTAAGCTAAGTCCCCAAATGGACATGGCAACTCTGATTAACGCTCTTAATCAGAACTTTAACCAAGTTCAGGCTCAGGATAGGCGAAAAGTTATCACTGACGAAGATGGTAATGTCCGTATTATCTTGGGTAAACAGGATGATGGTACATACGCAATTAACGTT